CTAACTCCTTGATTTTCAAAGATGAAAACCTACATTGTGATTTCGCAATTCACTTGTTAAACAACCATGTTGAAAACAAACCAAGTGAAAAAAGAATAAAAGAAATATTACTTTCAGCATTGGAAATTGAAAAAGAGTTTATTACTGAATCACTACCAGTATCTTTAATCGGTATGAACTCCAATCTTATGAAACAATATTTGGAGTTTGTTGTTGATGGTTTACTGGTTAAGTTGGGATGTAGTAAACATTTCAATGTAGAACAACCATTCAAGTTTATGGAACAAATTGCCGTTGAAACAAAAGGTAACTTCTTTGAATCAAGAACGGTTGAGTATCAAAAAGCAAAACTTAACGAAACAATTTCATTCACAGACGATTTTTAAAATTAAACTATGTCATTAAGAATTCAAAAAAGGGATGGGGATATTGTATCCTTTAACCCCACCAAAATACAAAACAGAATTAAAAAAGCGAGCAAGAACTTAAATGTAAACTCTGACCAGATTTTCATTAAGGTTATCACTTCCGTACCAACAGAAGGTGTCATATCAACAAAACAACTTGATAAGTTGATTTATGAAATCGCAGCATCATATACAGGTAGCCACCACGATTATTCGAGGTTGGCTTCTTCTGTTGCAATATCTTCATATCACAAAGAAACAAATGAGAGTTTCAGTGAAACAATGAAGTCATTGGCTGACCTTGGTATTGTAAATCAAGAGTTAATCAATATGATTGATTCCTATGGTGATTTAAATATTGATGAAGTAATCAATCACGAAAACGATTATAACTTTGATTACTTTGCTTGGCGTTCCTTATTTGAAATGTACTTGTTAAAAACACCAGAGGGTATAACTGTGGAAAGACCCCAACATATGTATATGAGGGTTGCACTATGGGTAACAAAATCATTTGATGAAGCTGTTGAATACTATAAGTCATTATCAAATCAACTTATTTCTCCTGCAACACCTATTATGATTAATGCGGGTACAAAGATTCCACAATTGGCATCTTGTGTTCTACATTACAATAACGATGACTCAAGAGAAGGTTTATTGGCAACAATGAATGATATCTCTACTTATTCAGCTGATGCTGCAGGTATTGGACTTTGTATGTCAAATATCAGAAGTAAGGAGAGTAGATTGAGTACATCAGGTGGATTTGCTGGTGGATTGTTAAAATATCTTAAAATAGCAAATGAATCATTAAGATTCTTTAATCAACAAGGTAGAAGACCTGGTTCTGCTGCAATATACCTTGAACCTTGGCACAAAGACATCTTTGACCTATTAGATATCAAAAAGAATACAGGTGCAGAAGAATTAAGAGCAAGAGACCTATTCACAGCTTTGTGGATACCTGATAACTTTATGAGAGCAGTAAAAGAAGGTGGGGATTGGTATTTATTCTGTCCAAATGATATTAAGAAATCAGGTCTCAAACCACTACAAGAATGTTTCGGTGATGAATATGAAACTGTTTATAATCAAGCTGTAAGTATGGGTATTGGTAAGAAGGTAAAAGCACAAGATGTTTGGACAAAAGTAATTGAATCTCAAATTGAAACTGGTGTTCCTTATCTTTGTTCAAAGGACAATGCTAACAACAAAACCAACCATCAAAACATTGGAGTTATCAAACAATCAAATCTATGTAACGAGATTTATCAATTTACCGATGAGAAAACTACAGCAATATGTACACTATCTTCAATGGTGTTGAAAAACTTTGTAAAAGATGGTGAGTTTGATTTTCAACTTCTTTATGAAGAAACAAGAAAGGTTGTAAGAGCTTTGAACAAAGTTGTTGATATTAATAATTACTCAACTGCAAAAGGTGAAAAAGGTGGTAGAGAACAAAGAGCAATTGCTATTGGAACTCAAGGTTTAGCTGATGTATTTTATCTTATGGATTATGAGTTTACTTCACCTGAAGCTAAACAACTAAACAAAGATATTTTTGAGACAATTTACTTTGCGGCAATCACTGAGAGTAATAGATTGGTTATTGATGGAAATTATAAACCATATGATTTCTTTGAAGGTTCACCAATGTCACAAGGACAATTCCAATTTGATATGTGGGGACTAACTGAAAATGATTTATCAGGTAGATGGCCTTGGGAAGTATTAAAATCAAATGTAAAACAATATGGTATTTGTAATTCATTGTTTACAGCACAAATGCCTGTTGCGAGTTCTGCTAAAATTACTGGTTCATACGAAATGACTGAACCAGCACATTCAGCAATCTTTAATAGACGAGTAGTTGGTGGTGAAATTATGATTGTTAACAAATATCTAATTAGTGACTTTGAAAAGTTGGGTATTTGGGGAGAAGACCTTAAGAATGAAATCATTTATAATGAAGGTTCAATTCAGAATATCAATTTCAACAATTATTTAGACCCCGAAGATAAAAAGTACAACCAAAAGGTAAAAAGAATTGAACACTTGATTAAGAAGTATAAAACGATTTGGGAAATATCACAAAGGGAGTTGATTGATATGGCAGCAGATAGAGGACCATTTATTGACCAATCACAATCAATGAATATCTATATGGGTAACCCAACTTTGTCTAAAATTACTTCATCACACTTCCATGCTTGGCAAAAAGGTTTGAAAACACTTTGTTATTATGTGAGAACAAAAGCAATCTCAACTGGTGCAAAACACTTAGCAATGGATATATCAAAAATGGATAAACCAAAAGTGACACCAACACTACCCCATATTGAACCTATAACAAACAAACCAACTGATTCACCATTTGAATGTTTTGGATGTTCATCTTAAAAAATAAGAATCACGACTTAAGGTCGTGATTTTTTGTTTTATGGTATTTATAGAAAAAATATAGGGTATATATTTATTGTTATGGCAAATGGTTTCACATATGGTATAAATTTCCCATTTAAAGATTCGTATGAAGGAAATTACTTAAGTTTATCTCAGACAACTGAACAAGAAATCAGGAGTAATTTAATTCATTTATTATTAACTAGAAAAGGTACAAGATATTATTTACCTGATTTTGGTACAAGATTGTATGAATATCTCTTTGAACCTTTAGATGGACCTACATTTTCTGATTTGGAATCAGAAATCAGGGATTCTGTTTCTGAATTTATACCTGGTATAACGATAACAAATATAACTATAACACCAGCTTCAGAAGGAGAAGAGGATAAAGGATACTTCATTAATGAAGATAATCAGAGAGAATTTAGAGTACCTGGTATCGGACAGATGGAACATACCGCAAAAATAAAAATTGACTATATATCAACTGATACTGCTTTTGAAAGTAGTGACTTTGTAATTATTAATATATAATTCTATGGCTAACAAAAAAATATCATATACAACCAGAGATTTCCAATCCATTAGAACGGAACTTATTAATTTTACAAGGACATATTATCCTGACCTGATTGATAACTTTAATGACGCTTCAATATTTTCAGCTCTATTAGATTTAAATGCCGCAGTATCTGATAATTTACAATTTAATATTGATAGGAGTGTACAAGAAACGGTATTACAATACGCTCAACAAAGGTCATCGATTTTCAATATTGCAAGGACTTATGGTTTAAAAGTACCTGGTCAAAGACCATCAGTAGCTTTAGTTGATTTTTCAATAATAGTACCTGTCTATGGTGATACTGAGGATTTAAGATATTGTGGTATTTTAAGAAGAGGGTCTCAGGTCAATGGTGCGGGACAAGTTTTCGAAACTGTCAGTGATATTGATTTTGCGTCACCAATAAGTTCTGATGGTGTTCCAAACAGATTAAAAATACCAAACTTTGACTCTAACAACAGATTATTGAATTACACTATTGTAAAACGAGAAACAGTTGTAAATGGTACAACAAAAGTATTTAAAAGAGTTATAACAGCAAATGATGTAAAACCTTTTTTTGAGTTATTTTTACCTGAAAGGAATGTTTTGGGTGTTACAAGTGTTTTACTGAAAGATGGTACTCAATATGCCAACGTTCCTACCGCTGAAGAATTTTTAGGTTTGGACAATAGATGGTATGAGGTTAAAGCATTGGTTGAAGATAGAGTATTCATCGAAGACCCTACCAAAGTATCTGACAATCCTGGTATTAAAGTAGGAAAATATGTACAAACAAATACTAAATTTATTTCTGAATTTACACCCGAAGGTTTTTGTAAACTTACATTTGGTGGTGGTAGTCAATCAGCTGACGAACAATTAAGAGAGTTTGCAAGAAATGGTTTTGAATTAAATTTATATAAATATTCTAACAACTTTGCTTTGGGAAGTACCTTGAAAGCAAATAGTACCTTGTTTATTCAATATAGAATAGGTGGTGGAACTGGAAGTAATTTGGGTGTTAATGTAATCACTCAGATTGGAACTATAAATTTTAATGTCAACGGGCCTTCCACCTCTGTTAACACTAGTGTTATTAATTCTTTATCTTGTACAAACGTTACCGCAGCAATAGGTGGTGCACCAGCACCTACAACTGAAGAAGTAAGAAATTTGGTTACATTTAACTTCTCAGCACAAAACAGAGCTGTAACAATTAATGATTATGAATCGTTAATTAGAACTATGCCATCCCAATTCGGTGCACCCGCTAAAGTTACTATTACTGAGGAGAATAACAAAATCAAAATAAAAATGTTATCTTACGATGAAACAGGGAGGTTAACTGAGGTAGTTTCTAATACATTGAAAAATAATGTTGCAAATTACTTGTCAAATTACAGAATGATAAATGATTACATTTCTGTCGAAACCGCAAATGTAATTGATTTAGCTTATACAATCGATGTTGTATTAGATAATAGTCAAAATCAAGGTGCCGTTATAACCCAAATAGTTGATATTGTTACAAATTTTATGTCACCTTCGGTCAGAAATTTGGGTGAAAATGTTAATATATCAGAATTAAGAAGATTGATACAATCACAAAATGGTGTAATAACATTGTCAAACATATCCGTTTTCAATAAAGTAGGTGGAGAATATTCTTCTTCACAAACTTCTCAAAGATACTCAGATAGTGAAA